GTTACGATGACCTATGGTCACTCGTACATGAACCCGACTGGCGTGTAATAGGAGAATCTGAACAATGGCTATTTCACGCGCACAACTCCTCAAGGAACTGCTCCCGGGCCTCAACGCCCTGTTCGGTCTTGAGTACAAGAAGTACGAGAACGAGGACGAGGCTATCTACGAGACAGAGACCTCGGAGCGCTCGTTTGAAGAGGAACTGAAGCTGTCTGGCTTCGGCACTGCCCCCGTCAAGAACGAAGGCTCTGCCATCGCCTACGACAACGCTCAGGAAGTCTGGACTGCTCGTTACAACCACGAGACGATTGCTATGGGCTTCTCCATCACCGAAGAGGCGATGGAAGACAACCTGTACGACTCTCTGTCCTCGCGGTACACCAAGGCCCTCGCTCGCTCGATGGCCTACACGAAGCAGGTCAAGGCGGCTTATCCGCTGAACAACGGCTTCTCTGGCGGTGCCTTCACCTCTGGCGACGGCGTCACGCTGTTCAACACCGCTCACCCGCTGGTGTCCGGTGGCACGAACAGCAACACGCAGCGGCTGATCTGAACGAGACCTCGCTTGAGGCCGCCGTTATCCAGATCGCTGGCTGGAAGGACGAGCGTGGTCTGCTCATCGCGGCTCGCCCGCGTAAGCTGATCGTCCCGCCGAACCTGATGTTCGTGGCTACCCGCCTGCTGGAGACTGAACTCCGCACCGCGACTGCCGACAACGACATCAACGCGATCAAGAACAACGGTACGATTCCGGAAGGCTACTCGGTCAACCACTACCTGACCGACACCGACTCGTACTACCTGATCACGGATGTGCCGAACGGCATGAAGCACTTCGTCCGTACACCGCTGTCTACCAGCATGGACGGCGACTTCGATACGGGCAACGTGCGGTACAAGAGCCGCGAGCGTTACTCGTATGGCGTCTCGGATCCCCTCGGGATCTGGGGTTCGCCCGGCGCTTAATCCGACACAACGATCTAGCGAAAAGGCCCCTTCGGGGGCCTTTTTGTTTGTGGTAGAATTTAGGTATCCCCTGAATCAGGTGGACCGGGCAACCCGGCTCCGATAGACTGTCCCGGCAGACGCTTGCAGAGACTACGGAGCAACATCCTGCAAGGATAAATCCAATGGCGAATACCACATTCTCCGGCCCCGTCAAGGTCTCCGACACCTTCACCGTGGCCACAGTTCCGGATGCGACACTCAGCACCGGCGGCATGATCTACGTGAGCAATGGCCGTAACGGCGCTCCGATCATCGCCTTCTCGAACGGCACAGCTTGGCTGCGCGTTGACACAGCGGGCGCTATCTCGTCCTCGTAATAGGCGGGGCTTCGGCCCCGTCCTTTAACTTAGGAGGCAGATATGGCTCTCTATCTCGGCGACGTTAAGGCCAATGTGGCTACATCCAGCAACACCGTTGTTGGCAGCCCCGCCCGCGTTCGTGGCATCTATTACACTGCAAATGCTTCTGCTGGATCTATCGTCGTAAAAGACGGTGGCTCTGGCGGCACAACCATTCTCACGATTGCGACCCCGGCGAACGGTTACGGCAATGTTACGGTTCCCGGTGACGGGATCCTCTGCTCGTCCAACGTCTATGTTGCGATGACCAATCTTGCGTCCGTAACCGTCTTCTACGGCTAAGGAGTCGGCATGTCGGAAATCTCCTCAATCTCTCGCTTCGGCAGAACAGAACCGTTCAACCTTCAGGTTGCTCGCGGTCAGGTTGCATGGCATCAGCCAATTGTTATCTTTGGCTATAACTCCGACATCGACACGTCTTCTGAGACTGTCTGGCCCTATGGTGGGATTTTGGCGTTTCCGGATAATGCCCTTCAGATGAAGGTTAGCTCGGCGAATGCAAACGACACGGCTGCCGGGACTGGCGCTCGCACCGTTTACATCTCTGGACTTGATGCGAACCACAACACCGTTACGGAAACCGTTACGCTTAACGGCCAGACCGCCGTTCTGACGACCAACTCGTATCTGCACATCAACGATGCCTATGTAGCTACAGCCGGTTCCCTGAACGGCGCTGCGGGCGACATTTACTTCGGCACTGGCGTTGTGACTGCGGGAGTTCCTGCGACCGTCTACGATATCATCGCCTACGACTACAACAGGCGGCTTACGGGTAGCTACACTGTACCCGCTGGCTACACGGCGTACCTTGAGCAGGGTTTGTTCTCTACGGGGTCATCGTCTGGGAATACTTCCGTTACTGGCCGTCTCATGACTCGCGGAACTAACGACATCCGGATCACGGCTGCCATTGTCACTCTCAACAACGGTGCCGCCGACTACGCCTTCGAGTACCCGATTGTGATCCCCGAAAAGACAACCATTGAGGCGCAGGCTTTCGCCTCGGCGAACAACAACGCCGCATCCTCGATGTTCATCCTTCTGCTGGTGAAGAACTCGAATGGCTAAGTCTCCCGCCTTCTGCAACTTAGCTGAATTAATCTGCACAATGTGCGGTGGCGATGAGTCCGTTGTCTCGTTTGGGAAGGGTAAATCTGGTGTCTGCAATTCATGCTCAAAAGCTGAGTGGGCCGCAAAAAATCCTGTTAAGTTGAGGGCGCAAAGGCTTTATGGAAATGCTCAGAAAAGGGCGAAGTCCAATGGCTGGCCAGAACTTGATTTTGGCGCTCCTTGGATTGAGGAAAAAATACTTTCTGGAAGGTGCGAAGTAACCGGGATACCGTTTGATCTGGTCGAAAAAAGGGTCGGTGCTCATGCCTGCAATCCTTGGGTTCCATCCATAGATCGAGTCGATAGCTCGAAGCCTTACTCCAAAGACAACGTTCAAATTGTCGTTTACATGTACAATGTTTGCAAGGCCGAATTCTCCCACTCTGACGTGGTTAAGTTCTGTCGGATGGTGGTAGCGGAGGAAAGAAATGCCATATAAAACCCCCGCTTGGCAAAGATCGGAAGGCAAGAATCCCAAAGGCGGCTTAAATGCCAAAGGTCGTGCTTCTGCCAAGAAACAGGGCATGAACCTCAAGCCGCCGCAGCCTGAAGGCGGTGCGCGTAAGAAGTCCTTCTGCGCCCGTTCCGCTGGCCAGATGAAGATGTGGCCCAATGCCGCTAAGGATCCAAACAGCCGCCTCCGTAAGGCGCGCAGAGCTTGGGCTTGCTAGCATGGGCCGCACCAACGAAGCATTGTGGTCAAGTGCCAAGGCCGAAGCCAAGGCGAAGATGGGCGGCAAGCACTCAGCCAGAGCGATGCAGTTGGCTGGCAAGATCTACAAGCAGCGCGGCGGTGGATATACCGGCCCGAAGACTGCGGCACAGAAGTCCATGTCCAAGTGGACGAAGGAAGATTGGGGAACCAAGAGCGGAAAGCCATCCGGCAAGACCGGAGAGCGCTACCTCCCCAAGAAGGCCCGTGCCGCACTGACATCCGCTGAATATGCAGCGACAACCCGGGCGAAACGTGCCGGGACAAAATCCGGGAAGCAGTTCGTCCCTCAACCAAAGAGAATTGCCGCGAAGACGGCACGGTTCAGGTGACATAGATGGATACAAAGGTTGAAATTTCGGTTGCCCGTATGGAAGTGCAGGTTGAACGCCTTGAGAAAGACGTGGCCGAGGTGAAGGATGACGTGAAAGCCATCCGTGCTACACTCGATAAGGCCACAGGCGGTTGGAAAGTGCTTATGATGGTTGGCGGGGCGTCGGCTGCGATTGCCGCGTTCATCACAAAGGTAATGTCCGCATGGCCGTTCGGTCGGTAATACTGGCTCTCGCAGCCTTTCTGGTTTTCAGCGCCCCTGCTCGCGCTCAGGAGTGCGTCCCCGTTTCAGAGTTCGCCGAAATCGTTCGTGATACCGGCGCGATTGTCATGCTTGCGAAAGCGGAGGCTGCTCAACGGGCGGCTCGCGTTGTAAACATCAACAGGGCCAATGCCGGGAAGAAGCCGATTGATGTCGGCAACTTCATGGTTATGCTTCTTCAGGACCCCGACGGCACGATCTCTGTCGGGGTTGCAATGTTTGACAAGCAGAACTGCGCAATTGCGGAAACGGTTGTAATTCTCACGGCTGATCAATGGCTGGGCTTTGCGCAGGACGCGAAGCTCGTCAAGGAAGACTTCGCCGTAATTCAGGGTTCGTGATGGAATTCAGCAAGACATCGCTTTCGAGGCTCAAGGGCGTACATCCGGATTTGGTGCGCGTTGTGACCCGTTGCGCGAAGGACTGGACGGACAAGCAGTTCACCTTCGGCATTACGTGCGGGGTTCGTACACTTGAGGAGCAGAAGATCCTTGTGAGCAAGGGTGCCTCCAAGACGCTCAAGAGCCGCCACATTCCTGCGGCCAACGGTTACAGTCACGCCATTGACGTTGTG